GATTGCAGCGCAGGTTAGTCCACCAAAAGGTGGCCCTCTTAGCAAGAGAGGTTGCGTGTAGGCTGCAATCGATTGAACCGAACTCGGTGGACCCGGCGGGAGTTGAACCCGCTGCCTCTCGCTTGCAAGGCGAGCGCTCTACCAGGTGAGCTACATGGCCCGTACGTGAACGAACGACGGTGACGCGGCTACGTACCGGACGCGTTGAAGCGTTCGATGGCGTCGCCGATGAAGTATTCGAGGCCCCATTCGAGCGTCTTCTCGCCGAGGTCCGCCGCCTCTTGCATGAACGGCGCGGGCGCGGTGCCCGGGTGCATGACCTTGCGCCGGAAGATCGTCTCGCCGTTGGCGACGAACCGTAGCGTGCCTCGCCGCTTCGCCTTGATCTCGTGCGGCGCGGTGCCGGCCTCGACGAACCGCGCGTGCTTCGCGTTCGCCGCCACCTCACCCTCGAGACTCCCGATGGTGTCGGTGATGCTGTTGCGGAGCACGGCGTTGGGGCCGTCGCGGAAGAGTGCGGTAGAACGCGCCGACTGAGCGGCGGCCTTGACCGCCGCCGCGAGCGCCTGCTGCGCGTTGTTTCGGATCGACGCGTGAAAGTCGAGGATCTGCCGACGGAGCGCTTCGGCGTCGAAGTCGATCGAGGTCATAGCGCGAGCTCAGCGGTCGCCCTCACCACCACCTCGTAGCGGAAGGGCCGAGTGGTGAGCTGGTTGACCTTCTTGAACCACGCTCCACCCTCGTAGCCAGGGCCGGTGATGCGGAAGAAGAGCTCGAGCGGCTGCGTGCCCATCGGCGGGTCGAAGTCGGGCACCACCACCTTGGACGGCGTGAGCGGGCCGATGCGCAGGTCCTGCTCTTGGTAGAGGCCGCCGCTTGCGATGATGTCGCGGCTCGTGACCTGTACCACTTTGGGACGGAACGACGCGACGAACAGCGGCTTTGCGTTGTCGTAGCCGACGCCGATGCCGACCCGCTCGCCCGACCAAACCCGCTTGAAGACGTCGACGTCGAACAGGCGCACGCCCAGCTCGCCAGGAATCTCTCGCACGTCCTCGGCGAGATCGAGCAGGTCGTCGCGAAGGGTCACTTCCCGGCCGGCCGCTTGTCGAGACCCTTCTCGGCGAGGAGCGCAATCAGATCGTCTACGTGCAGGCAGTCGCACATGCACGCGCCGACGACCGCGCCGCCGAGCAGCGGCGCGATCGAGCCGTTGCAGTAGTCGTTCCCCGGCTGCGCGTTGAAGAGAATGCCGAAGCCCGTGATGACGGGCTTCGCCACGGGAGCGCCGTGCTCGTCCTTCGTGCCGTCGTACTGCATGCCGAGCTGCACGATCTTGTCGCCGTTCTTCGCTTCGCGTCCGTTTCGGTAGTGCATGGTCGTGGCCCTTTCAGTAGATCGACGTGGTGGCGCCGCGCGCTTGGCGCATGGCGCGGAGGTACTCGATGCCGAGAAGCTCGGCGAGCTCGAGGCGGAAGACCTCGCGCTCTTGGTAGATGCCGCCGAATGCGCCAAGGGTGTTGGCCATCTCCTTCGGCGAGAAGAATTCGATCTCGTCCACCTTCTTGACCCCGGCGTAGCCGATGGCCCGGGTGAGCTTCTCCGTGCAGGCGCGGATCTGCGCGAGCAGTTCGCGGATGATGCTCTCACCGCCCTCCACCGTGACCGGGTAGGTCCCGGCGTGTGCTTTGGCGAGGAGGAGGACGACCGAGGAGCCGCTCAGCGACTGCACCGTGGCGGTCTCTTGCAGCCCGTCGACGTCGACCACCACGCGATCGCCTGAGGAGAAGCCGATCGCGCTGGCGAGCGTGATCGACCGTTGCTCGGGAATTTTAGGGGTTTCCGCCGCCTCCACCGTGGTGGATGACGTCGTGGTTGCGCCCGCCAGGGTGTATGGCTGGATGATGTTTTCGAAGAGCCGGGTGATCCCGATGTACGGCTCCGCTCCGAGCGAGAGCACGTTGAAACCAAGCTCGTACTTGATCCGCGTGATCTCGCTCGTGAGCAGTGCCATGGGATGCGGTCCTTTCGCTCAGACGAAGGGCGGTCGAACGTACGAGTAGACGTTCGAGTAGGTGTCGGCCGCGGCGCCGGTGGCCACGGCGTTCACGATCGCGACGCGAGCGAACTGGTAGGCGTAGACCGCCATCGGTGCCTGGATGACGCGGGTGACCGCGACGTCGCCGCCGGCCGTACCGGTGGACTGCGCGGTGTACGCCGCGCCACCAGGCGCCGAGGCGACGTCGAGCCAGTTCGTACCGTCTTTGCTCACCTGCCACTTCGGCGTGATGGTGAGCGTGTTCGTCTCGGCGAGCGTCGTGAGCTCCGCCGCGAGCGAGCCGAAGAGGACGCCGGTCATGGCGACGGTGGCCATGCCGGTGGTGGTTCCGGCCACCAGGGTGTTCAGGTTGCCGGACGATGCGAGTGCGTTGTTCACGCGGTTCACGTTTGCGGGCATGGGGTCTCCTTGCTCTCGTTGGTTCGCCGCTCAGCCCGTGCGGACGGAGACGCCGAAGCGGTTGTCGAACATCTGCATGCCGAGGTAGGCGACCCAGATCACCTTGGCGGTCTCGCCGAAGTTGTCGTCGGTGCTCGGCGCGACGCGGGGCGCGCCGGCCATGCCGATGCCGAAGATGCCCGGACCGAATGCGAGGCCGCGGTTGACGGGCACGCTCGAGCCGTTGGTCACCTTGCGGAGCGTGTTGCTCTTGAAGATGTCGAATTTCCCGACGCTGCCGACGTACTCGGGGAAGATCGGGTTCATGTCGCGGTGGAACTCGGCGTACCGAGCGTACTGCGCATCGTTCTTCAGCTCTTGGAGCTGCTGCGGCGTGAGGACGAGCCCGCGCTTGCCGGTGTTGGCGAAGTACGGCACGTTCGCCTCGTCGAGGTTTCGCTCGGCGCGCGCGATCGTGTCGTAGTCCATCGGCGCGGCGCCGACGGCGGTGATGCCGTTGTCGGCCGAGATGCCGTTCGGGTAGATGGCGGTCGAGCCGCTGCCGACGGAGGACTCGGCGAAGAGCACGAAGACCGAGTCGAGGAAGCGCTGGAAGTCGCGCTTCAGGTTGCCGCCGATGATCTGGGACATCTTGTGCACGCCCATCTTGGCGTCGAGCGCATCGATGCCGTACGGCGCCACGCGGCTGTTCGCCTGATCGTAGGGACCGGCGAAGCGGAAGCAGGTGATGTCGACCTGCTCCGAGCCGACCGAGATCGGCGTGGTGGAGATCGCGGTGTTGGTACCGATCTGCCGCGACGCGATCGTGTACGTGGTGTTCGGGTAGAGCGGGCGGTTCAGGCGCACGGTCTGCCCGGGCATCGCATCGAAGTCGATGGTCGCCGCGAACGTGTCGGCGATGAGCTGCCCGCCCTTGTTCATGTCGAACTGTTGCGACGCCGGATCGACGTAGCCCGCGCCCGCGCCGCTGATCTCGCGACCGGCGAGACCGAGGACGTCCGGCATGGGGAGGTCCTTGCCGAGAGCCGCGAGCGCCGCGCGCGCGAAGAGGTAGCCGGGCTCCGGCTGAAGGAGGAGCTGCGGCGAGGTGAGGTCGTAGAAGTTTTCGGGGAGAGAGACTCGGGATGCGACGGGCATTGTGCTTGTCCTTGTGTTGGTCCCGAATCACTCGGGAGCGGTTTACTTGCCTTCGGCGATGAGCGCGCCGAATTTCTGGCCGTACTGAGCGGCTGCGAATGGGTTGGTCTGAAGGAGCGACTTGTAGATCGCGGTGTGCGTGGTCGCCGGAGGAGGCGGGCCTCCACCGGGCGCCGTGCGACCCGGTGCGGTGTCGGCGGGCGGCGCTGCCGGCGGCGGCGCTGCGGGTGCTGCCACGGGAGCTGCGGGCGGCGGTGCTGCGTTCCCGGCCGTGTTTGGCGGCGGTGCCGCGTTGGTCGTGGTCGAGTTCGGCGCCTGCGGCGGGATCGCTGCCACGCCCCACGTGGGCCGAAGAGAGTTGATCGTGGTGAGGATGCGCGCGTGGTCGTCTCCGGCGAGCGAGCGCACGGCGGCCTGCTGCGCCGGCGTGAGCGACGCCATCTCGTACTCGGAGCGTTCTCTCACGGTCTGCTCGAGTTGCGCGGCGCGCGCGGCGGATGCGCTCGCGGTCGCGCCGGCCTGCACCCGCTGTTGAGCGGTGGCGATGTCCGGGACGCCGAGCTGCTCGAGTAGCGCGCGCTCCGCGGCTTGCCGCTCACGTTGGAGACGAGAGGGGAGCCAGGGGTGCGCGCCCTCCTCCGAGCTCGCGCCGGCAGCGGGTGCTGCAGGCGGAGCTGCGGGAGGGGTGACGACCGCGGGAGGTGCGTGCGCCGACGTTTCGGGATTCGTGACGACGCCAGGGGCGCCGGGCTGTTGCATGGTCATGGTGCGTTTCTCCTACCGCTCTTGACCGGGGCGGGACCCGTGTGGAGAGAGTGCGCCTGAGCCGACGGCGCGAACCGAGGCCCGCGACGTCAGCTGAGCGCGACTTGAAGAACGACGACCATCGGCCGATCGACGATGCCGCTGAGCGCATCGATCTCGGTGCCGGCGGAGTTGGCGACGTCGAAGGTGAGGTTGCCGGAGGAGACGGCGGGCGACTTCAGGTAGTACGCGGTCGCGCCCTGCTTGCCGGTCTCTGCGGTGACGCCGACGGCGGTGGCCACGCCAGCGAGGGTGACGGTCTTGCCGTCACGCCGATCCGCCGCGAGAAACTGCTCGAGCGTCTGCGCCGTCGGGATGGCGATGCCGTTGCGCTTGGTGCCGGTGCCGCCGAGCTGACCGTTGTCGCTCGACGCGGTGTAGGCGCCGAGGTTGAACGCGACCTCGACCAGCGAAATGCCGGGCTCGCCGACCGCTTCGCGCAGCCACTTCACGCCTTGGATGTCTCCGAAAATAACTGCCATGATGTCCTCGTTAGGCTCGTGCGCTTCGTGCGCGCCGTTGCGTTGCTGGTTGGGGTTGGGGTTGCATCGGCTTGGGAGCCGTCGTCGCCTCCTCGGTGGAGGGCGAAGCGATCTTGGGTGCTGCGGCGGGCACGGCGGTGAACCTGAAGCCCCTGCAGCGCACGCATGGGAGCGACTTGACGCCAGCGTGCTGGTCGCATTGCGTGCAGGCGAAGTGATCGCCGCGCAGACCGCACGCGCACGCCATCACGACGCCTCTCCTCGCTTGCGCAGCGGCACGACGTTCGCTCTCGGCGGCTGCTTGGATGCTTGAAGGAGACGCTCGAGCTGGTCGAGCTCGCGCTGCCATTCCTTGGCTTCACGCAGTCGGCGCTTCAGCTCGCGCACACGAACGCGCGCGGCCCGGATGACGTTGTACTGGCCGTCGGCCGGCGGCGTGGTGCTCGAGGCGGCCGATGGTTTGCCGAGCGCTTTGACTGCGGCGGGCGAGAGCGAAGGACCTTCCTCGCGCAGACCGTACCCACCGGCCGGCGGCGGGATGTTCTGCTCATCGTCGAGCACGCGCTTGCAGACTGCACACGACGTGGCCATCACGGACGTCTTCTCACCGTTGACGATCGGTCCCGCGACGAAGCCGAGCGACGTGGGGCCGTTGTGAATGTCACAGCTGGGGCAGTACATGGGCGGGCTCCTTCATCGGCGAACGCCGGGGCGGCTACGAACTGGGCGACGACCGCGAGCGCGACAACCAGCGCGGCGCGCCGTGGGCACCCGCGGCTCTGGCTCGGGCTGCTCGATGGCCGGCGGCTCCGCGGCGAGCTCGACGATGACCGGGAACGCCGCGATGGCCTTCCTCCGGTGCATCTCCGAGTAGGCGAGCTGTCGCAGGCGCCTCGCCTCGCGAGAGTAATCGGTCTCGGCAAACCCCGTCGTTGACGCGTAGGTCACGTAGCGCGGGTATGAGTAGGCGAGTTGGATCACGACATGCCGCCGAGCGTTGCCAAGATGGCCCGCTCGCGTTCGGTGAAGCGCACCGCGGCGATGACCTGGTGCATCGGGCCACCGACGCGCGACACGCGCACCGCGCCATCGCCGCGCGGCTTGGAGACTTCGAACTGGGTCAGCTGGAGGCGCTTGGAGACTTCGAACTGGGTCAGCTGGAGGCGGTAGAGCTTCATGCGTCGGTGTCCTCGCTGTCGGTCTGAGGCTGTTTCTTCGCGCCCGGTTGGCGGTTCGCCTGCTGCGTTGCGATGGCGGCTTCTGCTGCATCCTTCGCGGCGGCGTCGAGCTCTTGTTGGGTGGGAGGAGGAGGCAGCGCCTCGATCTCCTTCTCGATCGCGGCGCGCTCGTCATCGGTGGCGCCGCTGAGGATCAGGTTGGCGAGGCGCTTGCGGGCTTCAGTGGCAAACTTCGGCGACGGGATGAGCCGGATCGCGTCGCTGGTGGCCTTCACCTCGGACGTGATGAGGTTGGTTCGCTCCTCGTCCGACGGCAGATAGTACGGCGGCCACTCGCGCTCGATGTCCTCGTCACTGAGCGCAACGTTGGTCCTCGTCACCATGGCCAGCATGACGATGGCGGGCACGAGCCAGCCGTCGGCGAAGTCGTCGCGCAACGTGTCGCACCGACCGAGCTGGCGCAGACGGAGCGCCTCGAGCGCCTTGCCCGAGATGATGCCTCTCGGGAGCTTGTCGGGGTCGAGCGGGACGTACGCCATCGCGTCGCACAGCATCGTGCGCAGCTTGTCGCAGGTGGTCTCGATGGCTTTGAGCGCTCCTTCGCGGAGCTGCAGCATGTCGACCTTCGTGTCGGCGAGCTCGTACTGCCAGACGGTTCCCGGGCCCTTCTTGCGCGCGGTGGCAGGGCGCTCGATGTACCGGCCAGAGGCCAGCTCGCCCGCCTTCTTCACGCCGCCCGTGGGCGTGCCCGGGGTGGAGATCGCGCGCCCGCCGGGACTCGGGTTGTAGCCCGGCCTGACACCCGCCTCGTAGATCTGCGGGTCGCCCGCGAAGTACGTCGCGCGTACGAGCTGCGAAAGCGCGATGTCGTGCGCGAAGATTTCGTCGAGCACCGCCTCATGAATCGCGTGGCCGTCGACCTGACCCACGATCGAATGGTCCGCCATGACGGGCCACCAGAGGACGGGGCAGCGCGGGTGACCGTGCTGGAAGGTCGCGTTTGGGTCGGGGACCCACTGGTCTTCGATCTCGCCGGTGAGCTGCGCCGGCAACGGGCGAAAGGTGGTGTCGGTGGTCCCGTCGATGACGCGCTTGTAGAGCATCGCTCGCGCGCTCCAGCCACCGTCGGCGTCCTTGAACTCTTCGACGTAGGCGTAGCGGATCGTGAGGCGGGAGACTTGTCCCGTTTTGGGATCGAACTCCGGCGTCGCCCACTTCGCGGGGATGCCGTCGATGAAGGGCTTGCCCGCTCGGATGCCGAAGACGGTCGCCGCAGTGCCGCACTTCAGCCCTGCGGTGAGCACCTGCTTTGCCACGGTGCGGAAGCGGGAACGCCGCATCAGCTTGCCGAGCGCATCGGTGTCGAGCCCGTTGATCTCGAAGTCGGGGAAGCGGTGCTCGCCGATGAGCAGGTCAACGAACGACTGGATGGCGTCGTCCGCCACCGGGTCGACGATCGCGGGCGCGCGGTCCATGAGCGGGACCTCGGTCGCCTCCCAAAAGTTGGGCCGCCCTTCGTACTGGCGTCCGTCGACGAAGCGCTCGAGGTTGTCGAGGCGCAGCATGCGCGGCGTGTCGTGCGAGCGCACGGCCTTTTCTGCCGCCTCGAGATTTCGGATTCGCATCGGCGGCTAGAACCTTCGTTCGGGTTGTTCGTAGCGCTGGCCCACCGGTCGCGTGGCCCCGTGCACCGCGAGCGCGAGTGACCACGCCTCGTCGGCGTGCCCCTGGTCGGTGTGCGGGGCGTCGTATCGCACGTTCCCAGCGCTGGTGATGATGCGCTTGATGCTGGCGAGGGCCACCTGCAACGGCTTGTCCTCGCGCGACACCTTGAGGCGGCGCTCGGCCATCACTTGGAAGAGCGTGGTGGCGAGGTCCTCTTTCGATCCCTGGGTGAAGACCACCGGTTCGACCCGGTGAACGCCGTGGATCTTCTGCAGCCGCTCCGCGGGGAACGCGCCGATGCCCGTCGAGTCGACGCACAGCCGGCGCATGTCGAAGTCGGCGAAGGCGTCGGCCACCATGTTCTCGATGTCGTCGGAGCTCGTTCGCTTGCACGTGTACGAGCGCTGAGACCAGAGGACGTTGCCTTCGTCGACGCGCAGAACGTAGAGCGTGGTCTTGTCGTTCGTGCGGCCGATGTCGAGCCCGCCGAAGCAATCGCCGTCGAAGATCTCGGTGTCGTCCGCGAGCGCGGCGTTGATGAGATCGGTTGGGATGTACTGCTGCTCGCCATCGAGGAAGCGGCAGCGGAAGAGCTGGTCAAAGACGCGATCGTCGCCGCGCGCTTGCGTGCGGAGGTAGTCCCAATCGACTCGGAGACCTTGCGCGGCGGCCTGGTCGATCGTGACCGCGTGCCGGCGGAACCTGACCGTGCCGTCCTTGGTCGTCCAGAGCTGGTGGAAGAGGTTGCCCACGCCGTTCGGCGTCGAGAGGCAACGGAGCTTGTAGCCGTGGGTGACCGCGCCGGCCGCGCCGTCCCATACCATCTCGGGACGAGGGAGGTAGGCGAACTCATCGAGGATGACGTTGCCGGAGTACGAGCGCGCGCCGCTCGACTGCGGCAGGGAGATGACGCGGCCACCGCTGGCGAGCTCGATGGTCTCGTTCGAGTCGCGCCGCACGCGCGCCAGCTTGGAGCCAAGGCGCTTGAGCACGTTGGCATGCTTGCGCGCCTTGAGGAGAACCTCGCCCGACTCTCGTTCGCCAAGCGAGATGACCGTGGTGGTCTCGCCGAGCAGTGCCCACAAGATCGACGCCGCGGCGTACACGTGCGACGCGCCGATCTGGCGCGCTTTGAGGAGGAGGGAGAAGCGGTCCCAGTCGAGCAGCCACTCGAGCTGGTAGGGGTAGAACGTTCCCAACCACGCGTTGAGCGCGGCGAGCTCGGCGGGCTCTCGCTCGAACGCGAGCTGGAGTCGGTCGAACGTCCAGCGCGCCCGCGGACTGCAACGCGCCCGCGGACTGAGCAGGCTGCTCAGCGTCCCGCGATTTCCTGCCACTGTTCAAATCGGAACGTCTGGGTGATGCTGCCACCGCTCGGCGCGCCGGCAGCGGTGCGGGAGACGATGCGGAGGATCGGGCCCCACGGCATCGGAAGCACGGTGCCCGCGGCCAGCACGCCGCTGGCGACCGGTGCCAGCGTGTCCTTCAACACGGCGACGTTGCTCGCCTGCAGACCCGGCACGATGCGCAGGCTCTGAGCCACCGCGCCCGCGGCGAGCTGGGTGAGGTGCGCCACTTCGAACCACGTCGTTCCGCCGTCCCACGACTCCTCGAGGTACAGGTCGAGCGCCACACCGCCCACGCCCTGGACGTCGGCGACGACCACGATCTGGTCGTACCTCGGCACCGCTACGGGCGCGGAGGCGAGGACGGTGGACGCTGCGGCCGTGACTGCGAGCGTTGCGACGACTTCAGAATTACGCGCCATCGGTGGGCTCCTCGTCCTGTTCTTCGGCGACGTCGGCCGCGGGGGGCAGCTCGTCGGTGGGTGCGGTGGTGACGGGCGCCATCGCGTCCGTGTCGTCGGTCGGCGTGACGCCGCCGGGGAATTCTTCGCTCATGATGGCGCGCGCCTGAGCGGCCGTCGCGCGGGTGCTCGGGATGTTGTGCTCGAATTTCTCCGGCGCATCGAGCCCGAGGTAGCGCGCTCGGCGCTCCATAATTTTGATGACGCGGTCCACGTGCTGGACGCTGCCGCTCTTCGCCTTCGCCCACATGCCGCGCAGCAGTTCGTCGAGCCGCTCGATCTCGCGGTCGCGCACCTCCTCGGCGGGCTCGCGCGTGTGTTCTTTGATCGCGGCGACCACGAGATCGCGCGCCGAGCTGCGAGACTTGAGCTTGAGCTCCTTGGCGATCTGGTCGTACGTGAGCCCGGCGATGCGGAGCCGGCACGCGAGGCTCCGCTTCTCGGCGATGGCCATTGCGCGTGCGTCGCGCGTCGAGCTGTTGCCTTCTCCTACGCCCATTCGTTCACGCTGCAGCGATCAGGCGCTGCGCTTCCTTCTCGGCCATCGGCGGGCCGCAGTACTCGAAGACGGCGCAGGGCCGGCCGCCCATTGCGCCAAGCGTCGATGAGCCCACCGCTCGGTTGCTCGCTCGCCCCGTACGCACGCCAGCGTCTTTCACCATGCGCCAGGATTCGCGGCCCTTGTCGCTCTGGAATGCGTCGATGAGCGCGGGATGCGCGGGGTACGTCCGCAGTCGGCCGCCGGTGGCCGCGTACGCCGCGCCGAGCAACGCCACGAGCTTCGGGCTGAGCCCCAGGCCCTGCCAATCGGGCAAGGTCACGAGACGCGAGACGCCATAGATGCCGTGCGACGTCGCGTGAGGGCGATAGAGGACGCCCGCGAACGCGGCGAGTCGCCCGTCGACCCAAAGCCCGTACGTGCGCGCGGAGCGGTGCAGCTCCGACGTCAGATAGTGAAACGGTGCAAACACGCTCCACGCGGCGAAGGGAATGCGGGCCGCCACGCACTCGAGGCTTGGGCGTCGTTGAAGCGACCTCCGGGTGAAGGAGCACGTCGCCATGTCCAGCACCCAATCGGGTTGCAGCCAATCGATCACGTCGTAGTGGCAGCCGACGGCAACGAATTTGCGGCCGCGCTTCCTCACGTGCCGTTGGATGGCGTGGCTCGCCACCTTTGCGACCTGGCGATCAACCACGCTCGTGAACTCGTCGACCACCACGGGGTCGGGGAGCTCGAGGAGCCGGCGCGCGATGTCGGCGCGGAACCGCTCGCCGTTGGAGAGCACCGCGAAGGGGCGCATCCAAGCCGGGATGGTGTTGAAGCCGACGCTGCCGAACGTCTCGGCGATGCGGTCGATGCTGATGCCCTCGGCGACGTCATCGATCACGCTCGGTCCGCCCCACCGGAGCTCGGCGGGCTCGCCCCACACATGACGCATCACGGTGGTCTTGCCACTGCCGCTCGGCCCGACGACCAGCCCGACGTTCCACGGCTGATCCTCGATGGGCAGGTCGGCGTCCCACGAGAGCCGGCACGTCTCCGACGGCGGCGCATCGAACATGGCCGACGCCTGACGCGCACGGGTCGACATGCTCGTGGCCGTCTCGACTTGGATCGCGATCTTCATTCGATTCCCAGCGCGTGAGCGCGATCGATCATCCCGCGGACCACCGCCAGCGCCAACTTGTGGCGACGCGTGAACGAGCTGGGGACGCCGAAGAATTTCCGCCACACCAACCGCTGATGCGCCCTGTAGAGGAGCCACATCACGTGATGCTCGGCTTCGCCGTGAGCCCCTCTTCTTCGAAGCGCTCGAGCAGCGCGGCTTGCTGCGCCTCGTCCTCGCATTCGACCACCACGGCGTACTTCAGCCCGGTGCGCCGCCGCGAGTTCGCCACGCCGCCACCGTCGTCCGTCGTCTCGCGCGTGAGGCGGTTCAAGATCTTGTCGTCCAGACCCATGCCGTAGTCGAGCTCGACGCCTTCATCGTTCAGCTCGCGGAGGATCTTCATCATCGCCTCGTCGTCGCGCTGAGCGCCCTTGGCGATCTCGTTGTCGGCGAGCGCGTAGGCGTGCGCCTCGGACTCGGTCAGGTCGACGAAGCGAACGAGGACCTTCGTCAGCCGCTGGCGCTTCGCCGCGAGGTAGCGACCGTGGCCCGCGGCGATCTCGCGGTTCGCCTGCCGGCAGATGATGGGCTCGGTCCAGCCGAAGCGCTTCATGCTCCGGACGATGTCCGTCACCTGCGCGGCGTCGTGCCCATAGGGGTTGTCGGCCCACGGCTTGATGCTCTCGATGGGCACCCACACCGCCCCGGCGTCCTCGGCCACCTGTTCGGGCGCCTGTGTGTCGACCGCACGCGCCTTGGCGGCGGG